TGAAGTCCAAGCGCACGAAGAAGTTGGCTCATGTCCATACGTCACCGCTTGTTTCTGGCACTGATCGCTTTTGCCTTTGCCTTAGCATCGGCCTTGCTGGATGCACCCCAGGCTTGCAGAGACAGCAGCAGACGAGTCGGCTTACCGTCCTTGCGCTCCGGCCCCGGCATATTGCCCATCCTTGCCAGGAACGATGCTCTCCGCGGGTTGTCGCCTGACTTAACGGGAGGCTTTAGATCGCTACCGGGGTTTTCTCGCTCGTAAGACTTGCGTCCGGCCTCGTTTAGACCGCCCTTCGCGTTCTTGCCAGCCTTGCGAGTCCATGCGGCACTCATTCGTCCATCATCCCAGCAATCTTGATGATGATCCCGCCCTTGCCTTTAGCCTGACCACCCAGCCATTTGTTGCAGACCATATCCTCTGAGCAGACAAAGTTAAGTTGAGCACAGTAACCCATGTCCTCGGCTTCGTCCTCCATGCCTTTAGCAATGCCGTTTTCGAGACACCCTTGCATCTCATCCGACTGTACGAACGCAGCGCAGTTCTCGCACTTGTACTCTGCGTCCTCTCCTGCTTCCATGTAGTCGGCTTTATCGACTGCCTTCTGCTTGTTGGCGTCGTTTAGCTCGGCATCACCAGTGACAATAGGACACTTCATTTTCTCACCTGAACTTTGCGGTTTTTGCAGCGATCCGTTTTGGTTGCGCCACAAACTGTTTGCCAGCAGCCTTACCCGCTCGCTTGGCTCTTGTGGTCGCTGCGTACTCAGCTGGGGTTAAAGATTTAATCGCAGCCTCCGGTAGATACCGCTCACCCGTTTCAGATGACGGTTTCCCAGACTTTGTGCGCCACTTCTGCGCTGTCCAGTCTTTCAGCGAACGCTGCGAGGCTTTCACTTGTAACCACCACCCTTGGCTTTGTATTCCTTCGCCAACAGCTGCGCCTTCCGAGCCGACCACTGCCCTGCCGCTGTGCCTTGCGTAGCAGCAGCCTTGATCTTGTTGAACAAGGCTTTACGCATCCCCGGCTTCGTGTAGTTACCAGCAGCGTTGACAGTGGACTTCTTCATTTCTTGGCTGGCATCTTCTTGTAGGCTTTCTTCGGCGTCTTGGCAATCATCTCTTTTGCCACCGACATCGGAACACCAGTGTCTTTCGCCACCTTCTTGCTGCCAGCGGCTGCGTACATGAGTCGCTGTTGAGCCTTGCTAGTGATCGGCATATCAGTCCTCGACGATAGAAGTTAGATGCCCGATTCGGCCTCGTACCCCTATTGTACCGACTTCGTTGAGAATGTCACGAGGCAAAAACTTGTAGAAGCCATGTTCCATGTCGAACACTTTTCCACCGTCCCACTGCTCGTGGAAGAACTTCTCTATCTGCTTCAGCGTCTCCAACATCTGCGGGATTAGGTTGTAGTCGAACGAATACAGCCGAGTCATCAGCATCCCATCAGTCCCGACATAATCCAGCGGATAACCTGTCTGCCTTGCCTGTGCAAACGTAGCCTTGTTCGCAACGTGAGCCTGCAAGTTGAACTGATCGGTCAATACGTATCGACCTGAAATCTTGAAGATATGACTGTATCGGTTGGGAATGGTTGAGAGAATGTCTATCGTTGTATGTAATTCGATAGCGTTTTTGATATACGCAACGTCTCGTCCTGTTTTTTTGACTCCCTGAATAAACCGAGAGTTGTAATGCTTAACAGTCGCTCGAGGAAACACGACATTCTGATGCTCGAAACTTGATTCCAGCACCCAGATTGAAGCAATCGGACACGCTCGCTGAATGCTCTCAATAGTTTTTTCTGTTTCGTGCAACCGTTGAGGATCGCCGTTAATAGCAGAAGTGACGAGAAACAGAATCACCATTTACCTCGCGTCGATTTCCACTCCTGCCGAGCAAACACCATCTCGCCGGAATACGGAAGTCCTGCGAAATGATCCGGCAGAAAGAAATGGCTAGGCCAGATCGTGAGATCACGGTATTCGTGGTTCACCCAGGTACTCGTCAACCTCGTCGGGCCTGAGAACTGCCATGCCATCAGGTCGCCAGGATCGTCGTTCAACAGATCATCGACAATCTGCCCGATAAACGGATGGTTAGGGATCGCCCCTACCGCACCGTTAGACAGCAATCCCGGCCTGAGAAGCTCCGACTCCCACGAACACCAGACATCCGGCTCTAGCATCCAGTCAGGAATGGCCCTGGAAGGCTCTGAATCGGCGTCTAACGCGATCCCGCCGTGTTCGTATAGGATCTCCCACCTCATGCAGTCTGCGACGCCACAAAGCTCTGTTTTCCAGAAGTGCTTCATGTGCTTGGCAAGTCGCCAGCCTTTGGACAGGTCGGAGTTGCCCCAGAGGTTGACCTCAAAGTCAGGGTTGAGGTTTTTCCACTTCTGGATGGTTTGCAGCGGGGCTTTGGTCTCGTCGCCCACCCAGACGAAGTGCAGGATCTTGGGGATCACAAAAAAATCCCCCTGCAATAGGGGGAAAAGGAGGAGACGCTCACAGTTTATCCCGTTGCAATTCGATCTGTCTAGCGCAGATTCTGGCGTCTGCCGAGATTTCCAGTGCCAGGTTTATTGCGCGGTCGGTTTCTTTTTTTAGCAGCAGGTCGTGCAATTTCGACAAGTTCATCCTCATCGTCAGGTAATTCGTGATCCAGTCCTGCATAGTTTGAACTCCAGAGTTGATAGTTTTGACGCATGACCCTGCGATCCATTGGTTCGAGTCCCGCCAGCCTTTCGTGTGATGTGTTGTTCATTATCCTTAAAAGTTGATCGCGAAACACTGGTGGATCGTAATCCAGCCAATCAAGGTATCCGTCAGAAGCGTCTGAAAACAGGAATCGACACGCTGTCCTGGCCTCGACAGTCATAATCGGACGCTTGCCCTCCATGACAGGACGGTGCGTCATGTCTCGGATTGCCAGAGATACGACAGCGGCTAATAGTCGGGCTTCAGGTTGTGAGTCCACGTTTGGCCTTTTCGATTGCTCTGTTGATCCAGCTTGGCGGGGTAGAGATTTCAGCAGAGACGTAGTAAATCGACTGGTAGGGATGGGAGACATAGACAGCGTTGATGGCTGCCCTGTCATCTGGCCCTAGTTTCTGGACTACAGCATCAACGATCTTCGCGTCTGTCTGATCTGCGAGCGGCTCTTTCCGCTTCCATGCTGCCCAATTGTGTAGCCTCGACTCCACAGAACCTCCCTGATAGTGCGCGGAACCGTTCAGCCCCGCAGTGAAAACAAACATAAAGTTCGACAACAGAATGCTCAGTGATTGATTGATCGACAAGTCTGAAATCATTTTGGCAAGTCATGGCTTAAGTACCTCAGTTCGACGATCCTTGCACACTCTCTCAGCTTTGATACATTCGTTCGCTTCATGACCTCGATTGCAATTGCAACGAAGGTTTCGACTTCAGCACGCTCATCGTCACCCCACCCGATCAGTTCTGCAATACAAGACTTGAGACGCTCGTCCTTTAGCTTTGCGATTGTCTCAACGACATACTCCAGGTCATCTCTCGACAGACTGTTGCGCTGCTGGACGAGTTCTATCATCCGTCCTGCAATCTGATCGACAGTGATCGGGTCTTTACGCATTCTTCTCCTTCAGTTTTGCATCGACCATATAAACCAACGCTTGCCAGTTTGTTTTGTCGCCAAAAGTGGCGCGATTGACTAGAGCACGCGCTTCGTCGTCCGTCAGTTCGACCCATTGGCGCGGTGCGGTGTCAGCCTGCTCGATGGCAGCGCGGAGGTTGTCCATAGCTGCGTCAATCTCACCCGGCAGAGCGATAGCATTTTCGCCAATGCTGAGTTGGTTGATTTGCTCCAGCGCCTCCAATGCCTGCTTCATTGCCTCGATGCTCATCTCCGCCTCCACAAAAACCGCAGTGTCAGTCCATCAACGAAGTTCCGCTTGAACCGCGTCTCTGGCGCCCAGACCACATAGCCAGTGAGAATGCCGACTGCCCACCCGTAGAAAAACAGTTCAGTCATAGCCAACTCCATGCAAGCACATACTTCCTACGCCCATCGCGCACATCAATCTGCCGATATTTTCGTGGCAATCGTTTGGCAAAATATCTCGCTCGGCCAAGAGAGCGAGTGGCGATGAAGTTTGTGTAACCGCGCGGTGTCACCAATTGGCGCTTTAGCATCACGCAGAAGAATTTCATATCTCCCCCTTCAGCACTTTGGCTGCGTGTGCGTAGTAGTTGTACTGCCCACCAGATCGCTCGTGCAGGCGCTCCAGCATCAGGATGCATCGATCACGCTCGGCAGCTGCAGCACGCTCTGCAAAGCGCATCAGAAAGGACAAATCCTTTTCTGGCGTCTCCGATAGCTCCCAAAACGCTCCGGCCTCGGCAGCGATCTTCAGGATTTCGTTTTGGTTCATCGCTCCAACCTTCCATCTGGGTTTCCATCTCCATCCACGCTCATTCCCTCCGCCGGCACCTCGTACGTTGACCACCTGTGCTCGCAGTTAGAACAGTCGCGTAGTCGCCACTTCCATCCGAATCGAGTGTCTCGGCGGGACTCCTTTACCTTGCTCTGCCACGATCCGCATACAGGACACAGGCTCATTTTGTTTTCCGGTTGTCGTTGATGATTACCGGGAACCGATCCCCAAACCCAGCAAACGTAAGCCTCTCCAACCTAGCTGCCATCGTCCTGCGGATCACCTGTTTCCCGTTCCACTTGAACCGATAGCCAGCAAGGTGGTACTCCGTTATTTCCTTGCAGTCTGCTATCAGCGCATCCACTATTTTCTGCTCGTCTGTCATAGTTTGGTATTGGGGGAAACCCGTAGTCTTGCTTTCATCTCTGCCAATGCAGCCCGACCAATGTCTGTCTGTACTTTCGGGGCTGGCAGGGCGTCATAGGTTCTGTGCTCTACGCGGTCGAAGTCTCGATACATCCGTACAAACTCTGCAAGGCTGGGTGGCCATTGCCGGTCTAGTGTTGGTAGCGTGTGGAGGATGCGTTTGATGATTTCTACGTTTGCCGACTCGAGGAACAACTGCCAGGACTGATTTGCAGCCATGATTGCGTTGTCATCGTCTAGGTACATGGATTTGACCTTCTGCGCCCCGTAGAGAGTCGCAAGGTGCGTCATCATCCGTTCAGCGAGAGGGTAGGCGTCTGACATTGGCATCACCCATGTTAATGACTCGTCCAAAGATCAAATCCTCTTTCTTAGCTGGCTTCTTAGGCGCAACCCACTCAGCCTTAAATCCCTGCCAGCCACGGTCTACACACTCGTTTAGGGCTTCCTCTAGCGTGTAGCCAGCAAGATCAGCCTCTGTGCGTATCCGCTGCACAACTCTCTCAGTGACGATGGCTTTCTTCTGCTTCCGATGCGCCAAGAAGTCCTGCCAACACCCTTCTGATACGTCGTCTGGTTTCATTTGCACCTCCTGACGCAATCGTAAAGAGGTTTTGTGCTCTTGTGTAAAAAACTTTTCTATCGATTGTCCGTTAGCAATAGGTTCTGCCTAACAGTGTTTTCTCTGAGCATAGTTCCCCCAGGGTGGTAGCCAAGCGTCTGGCTTCCTCCTCTCCCACTGCTGTCATCCTGTGACAGAGCCAGAGTACCTAGCGGCTGCGATTCATCCGTCTGTGCTGGGTCTACCACCCGTTCAGCACATACGTTATCCAGTCCCTCGCAGACAGGCTGGGAGGCTCGCAATCAGGGTGTCAGATTGGCCTGTGTTTTCTTCCGCGCAGCCCATGCAGGCTCTTGATCTCGCTCGGAGTGCGGTTGGCCGTAGAAATGAAAAAAGCCGCTATCTGCTGCCCCCCGGTAGGAACCCCCTTTCGAGGGCGAGGAGCATGAGATAGCGGCCTTTCGTTGTCGGTTCCTACGCCAACAATGTCAGTCTACCTAAAAACAGTTCGTATTGCAATTGCTACCTTCTTCATCTCAACCTCACTTCCAACATAGCGTCAGCCATTTCATAACAATGTTCTGCAACATCAATATCATCTTCTGCCCAATCTGGAGATCCACCACCAGTGTGTGCATAGATGCCCTGCAAAGCCTTTGCTGCGAAATAGTCTCGTACAGACATCCCTGCATCGCTAACAGAGTTCACGCACCCTAATGCTGGCGCAAGGTTTGGATGCAACGGAAACGCTGGACCACTTTTGTCTTGACTCAATCTCACCTCCTTGTAGTTGAAAACACCTGCTATAGAACCTTTTCCTACTTGACAGACAGCCTGCCAGCCTCGCACAGCGCAACCAACGTCTTGCGGAACGCATCCTCCCAGGCTTCCCGCCGCTCCTCTCCTGTCATCTTCGACCCCTGGTCGATAGCAAAGTGGCAGTGCTGACAGAGTGCCGCGGTAAAGCAATCGTGTGCCTTCATCCCCAGGCCCTTCCCGTATGCACCCCAGTTAGCGTGTGCGGCTTGTGTCTGACCATCCAGACCGCATCGCTGGCAGTCGAGACTTGCTACCGCTTTGAGCCACGCTTTACTGCGTACCATCTCATGATCTCCTTTGCCAGTTCTTCCCTGCCTGCTATGCCGCGAGCCTTTTCAACACGCTCGAGATACTCTGTCCGTTTAGGCTTTGTCCAAGACAACACAGTCTGAGCCTCACAGTAGATCGTGTAAGCCTTGGACTGTAGTCCAACTACGGTGCCATCAGGGAGAGTGACGAGTCTTGCGTTGTCGTGTCGTTCGCCGCACGCAAAACAGACATCTCGTCCGTCTGAGTCAACCCGTGATTGATCGCCCATGCCAGTACCTGCTCAACGTAGTCGGAAAACTGTGCCTTCGTCAGCCCTGTTGTAGTCGGCTCTGCCTCCATCACCTGACCGTTGGGCAACTCCAACATCCTCCCAGGAAGATACCGAGTCTTGAAGTAAGCGTGCCAGACATCCTGATCGTGAGCCTGACCCTGCGGACGTATCTGCTCGCTGATCGCTGACAGTGTGGCCCAGTAAAAAGAGTTCTGGGCGCTTGTTCTGTTGGGTGGCTCTATCCGTACCACCCAGCCATGCCGAGCGGTTTTGACGGCTTCTACAGCCCTCTGTCGGGCGGTGTCGTGCGCTAGTGTGAAGATCACAGTTCCACCTCTTTCAACTGCCAACGGTTGCCTTCCTTAAACCACCCATGCAGCACCACCCGCCACCCTGAACGCAGCATCTCTGGGTAAGCCTCGGCTTCCTCGATCTTGTGCCGACGTTCTGAGAGATGACCCTTGCTAGTCACCTGGATTGCTACCGTCTCGCCGTGACCAATTGCCAGCAGGTCAATGCAGCCCCAGAGGTCGTGCTTGCGCTTTGTGAAGCTGTTGTAGTGCTCGACCAATGCCACTTGGTAGCCCAGCTCTACAAGCAATGCCTTCGACCGAGCAGTCAGGCTAGACATTTTCGATCTGCACATCGATGTTTGCGTACTGCGGACACAAGTCTCCCAACTTGACCACCCCGCCCGTCAACTCCTGAATCTGCAAAGCTCGCTTGATCGGCACCCCCCGAGTTTTCCACCCGTTCACTGCCTGTTTGCTGACCTGCAACTGCTCACACAACCGTCCCTTCGTGCCCACCAGGGCAGCGGCTAAATTGATCGCATCATTCGGTGTCATCGCAACCTCAAATTGTAAAAGTTGTAAAAAATGGAACGCTTTGCTTGACCTCTGGGTGAAGTCTACTGTACTATTCTTTCACCGTCAACAAACAACAACCGAGGCAAACATGAGCGACTTTGGAATCGACCTGCACTGGATTCGTGAGGACAACTACAACGACAGTCTCGAGCGTCAGCAAGAGTGGGAAAGCGACGAGATTGCCTGCTGGCTCGACTCAGCGACAGCAAAAGAAATCCTCTGGGTTTGGGTTGACCTAGACCGCGATACCGACATCACCACCGACCAAGTGATCGAGATGCTCTGGAACGGTGAGGATGCGAAAGCATGGCTTAAGCAGCGCATTCAGGAACTGGCAGAGAAGCAGTTCGACACCTGGAAGCAGTCATCCAAACTTGCCTACAAGGTGGCGAAATGAAACATCTGCTTATCGTGGCTGCTGGTGCGGTTCTCGGAGTGACCGCAGTCGATTGGAGTATCGGTTCAACCTCAACGATAGGAGACCTTGTTTGGCAACTCATCTCACGGATCTAGACTTCAAGTGGACTCCCGGCGTCGCTACAGATGTGCAGCAAACGTGGCGACGATTCGGGTGGACACCACCGAGCGAACAGGAACAATACCTAACCAAGTGGCAGAAATATCGAGGGACATATGAAACAGATCGCATCATCGTTGGTCAAGGCACAGAAGGCTTTCGGGCCTGCGTTGAAATCCTCCACAAACCCGCACTTCAAAAGCAGATACGCTGATCTTGCGGCCTGCGTAGAAGCTGTTATCGACGGGCTGAACGGGAACGGCATCATGCTTATGCAGCAGACGCACGAGTGCGAGGACGGGGTGATCGTAGAAACCGTATTCGTTCACGAGTCTGGCGAAACATTGTCGGCCGGTAAGCTCCACGTTCCTGCTGCAAAGCAAGACCCGCAGGGCTACGGATCGGCCCTGACCTACGCCCGCAGGTACAGCCTTATGGCAGCTTGTGGCATCGCTCCAGAGGACGATGACGGTAACGCAGCCAGCAAGAAGCCAGCAATTGACCCTGCTCCGTATCTCAAGCAAGTCGCAAACGCTGAGAACCTAGACGGACTCAAGACCGTGTTTGCTCACGCTTACAAGGCTCTAAAAGACACCGAGTTCATGCAGCAACTCGAAGCAACTAAAAACACCCGTAAGACACAACTGATGGAGGTGAAATGATGCAACCCGCAATTCTTTTGAATGACCAACAACGTGCCACGCTCCGAGCCGCCGCTCGAGTCGGACGCGACTACCAACACGACAACAAGGAACTGGAGGTTGCAATCGCTCAGATCAAATCAATCAACCCTGGTGCCTTCTACAACCCCGACACGCTGATCCTGCGGAAGTTCTTTCACGCTCCCAAGTTTCCGATCCCCCATCAGTCATGGGTGAAAGCATGAATTGGCCAGGACTAGCTCGCAGCACCGATCCGCAAACCAGCCACGAGGCAGCAGTCAGCGTCGATGCCAACCGACTCGAGATGGTCGTGCTGGCCGAGTTTAGGAGCGCAAAAAAGGGTCTAACAGCAGACGAACTAGCCAAGCGTCTGCCAGGACTCCCGCTCAACACGATAACGCCCCGTATAGCGCCGCTGGTGAGGAAAGGCTACCTGATGCCTACCGGACGCAGGAAAGCCGCTTCTGGGCGCTTTCAGAGGGTTTTGGAGTGGGTGGAGCCTGATAACGAGGAACAATCGCTGGATTACTTCAACCGATATATTGCCGGGGATCGCTGATGGAACAGCGGACAGAACAGTGGTTTCAGGACAGGCTGGGTCACGCGACAGGCTCTCGTGCTGCCGACATCCTTGCAGGTAAGGACACGCAAGCAAGAAAGGGATACCTGACCCAGTTGGTCACAGAGCGACTAACGGGTCGAGCGCAAGACTCGTTCGTCAACGCAGATATGCAACGTGGGATTGATGTCGAACCGCTTGCAAAGGCTGCGTATCAAGCGAGTTACGAACTAACGGACGATGTTGGGTTTGTTAAGCACCCGCTAATCCGTTGGTTTGGTGCCAGCCCTGATGCTCTAGTTGGGTCGGACGGTCTGGTGGAGATCAAGTGCCCGCGGTCAACGACACACCTCGACTACATCCAAAGCGGGAAACCTCCGGCAAAGTACACCCCGCAGATGATGGCTCAACTTAGCTGTACCGGCAGGCAATGGGTGGATTTTGTGTCGTTTGATGACAGGTTCCCCGAGCACCTTCGGTTGTTTGTAGTCCGGTTCCAGCCGACAGAGGAGGAGATCGAGAAGTTCGAGAGCAAGGTCAAAGAGTTTTTGTCTGAAGTCAACAACCTCATGGAGAAACTATGCCCATCGCATACGAAGTAATCGCTAGCACTGGAACCTACACAAACAAGCAGGGAGAGGAAAAGAAACGCTGGCAGAAGATCGGCGTTGTCATGCAAACCGCTAAAGGTCTGACGCTCAAGATGGAGTCAGTTCCTGTCGGCTGGGATGGCTGGGCAACACTGGCTGAACCGAAGGCAAGAGATGACGCACCCTTCTGACCCGACCAACCCCGACCACTACAAAGGTGCTGTTGAGTGCATCGATGCCATTGCAGTCGCTACGGAGGGACTGCAAGGCATGGAGGCTTTCTGCACTGGAAACGCAATCAAGTATCTCTGGCGGTGGAAGAAGAAGAACGGCAGAGAGGATTTAGAAAAAGCTCAGTGGTACATCAACCGGCTTTTGCGATCATTGTGAGCGCATGGGAGCGGACTTCTTCCACCCTCCGTTCCCAGCCCTTACCGAACACATCCCAGGTTTTGAGTTCTTTCAGGAACGCCAGACGCTTGTCGCAATACAGGTTGACGAGATCGCTCGGAACCATTGCCTGTGCAACTCGCAGCGTCATCGGCCCGATAACACCATCAGGCTGCACTCCAACAGACTCCTGAAGCCACTTGGAGGCTCTGCCAACACCTGAGTTGATCGATGCGTCAAACACGCAATAGTCGATCCCTGCTGGCAGATCGTCGCCTTTTACCTTGTCCCAATACTTCGTTTTGTAAAGCGGGGCAACATCGTCATGCGTCAGTGCTTTCATATCGTCAACACTGACAGGATGACCGCAAAACTCCTCCCAAACCTTCTGCGTGCAGCCGTGGTTGGTGGCGCCGCCTGGGTCATCCTTGTGATTAACGAATCCTCCCTCGTGATGGAGGACGCGAGCAAGTGAGTCTTTCCAGTTATCAATCATTTCTTCATCAAGTCCTTCTGTTGACTGGAGTTGGACGAACCCAACCAGAAGTTGTACACGCTGGCAGTCTCTCGAGCCAGGACACCCAGCAGCAGCATCATGACATCGCTGCCGGTCAGCGTCATATAGCCCAGCGCAGAGCCTACAAGTAGCCCAAAGAAGCCAGCAACGGTGACGATAGACAGCACAGCAGGGATGCGGCTCCTGGTGGCTACCTGCATCTCTCGTGCGGACTTCGTGTTCTCGACGTTTAACTCAAACAGCTTTGTCTGCTGAGCCATCTTCGCCAGTTCACCGTCCTGCTCTAGCTTTGCAAGCTCCCGTTTGGCAGCTTCAGCAGCAGCAGGGTCAGGCAAGACTCGATCAAGAATCTTGCCGCCAATGTCAAGGAGTGGGCCGAGTGGGATCATCTTTTTCCTTTGCAACAAAGTTAGCCGCAGCATAGGCACCCTTCCGGCCTACCAACCCGCCGACAGCGCCGATACACAGCAGCATGATGTCTTTCAGGATCGCAAGGAACTGCTGGTCGATAGGGCTGATGCGCTCGAGGTCATGCTCGACGAACATCACCGCATAGAGGATGGCTGCAACACTGCCGAACAGAATAAAGTTCAGCGTCAGCACCACTACCGACCACGTTCTGACTTCAATCTGTTCTGTGTTCATCGGCTTATCCCTGCAAGCGTTGCCATCAGCACTACAACGAAGAACATGACACCAGCGAGGTACTTCACTGGTTTGCCTGATACCAAGACCAGATGTAAGCGGCAGAATGGTAGAAGATGATGCCACCGATCCCTAGCACTACAGCCAGCAGCATTCGCTCTTTCCGCTGCTTAAGACGTAGCTCGGCATCTTCCTCGGCCTTCTTCTTTGCCGCCAACTCAGCAGCTTTGCGCTTCTGGATGATAGCGTTGCGTTCTCTCTGGATCTCGTCCCAGATGTCAGACTGTCCTGACCAGATGAGGTACTGCTTCAACTCATCGGTCATGTCGCGGATTTTCTTCGCAGCAATGACGGACTCGAGAGCCTCTGACATTGCAGACTTCTGCTGTTGCTCCGGCAGCTTTGCTCGTTCATCTGTTGACGCTTTCTGGATCTGATCCTGCGCGTCAAACAGTTGCATGAATTCGCCTAGACACTCCTTTGCGTCCTTGCCAACCTGGATGGCTTGTTTGATGCCTGCGACCGCAGCCTGTGCAGCAGCAAGCGCGACCGCGATCTCTACCATCTCACACCTTCATAACAAGCCCAAGCAACAGCGCAATGATAAACGCAGCAGTCCCAATCAGTATCTGCTCAAGACGCTTTAGACGAGCGTTGATGCCCTCGTAGCGGACAGCGCAAACCTGTTCATGCGTCATTAGCTTAGCCTCAATTTCGGTTGTCATGTCTTGATGATGAAGTAGACACCCAAGTAGGGCGGGAGGTTAGCATTCGTACCAGACGATCCGGTTGTGCTGTTGCTGACGGTTACGCCAGTGAACGCAGATTGTGTTTGACTCCCAGCCGTATTCCCGGACGCAGTTGATCCGTAGTTTGGCCCAGCGTCGATACTCTGAAATCCAATTAGGTGAACGTGACCAGGATCAGAAACCGTCGCAGTGTGAGTGTGGCTCACAACGATTGCGTCTTTGCTACCACCAGTTGAGTTAGCACTGTACGTCGTGCCAGCACCGACAGGGAAGCGATCTCGGAAGTCTGGCAGGTTGAACGTAGTAGACCCGTCACCCGATCCGAATGCCGTACCGACTACCGCAAACAGCGCCGAATAGGTAGACCGAGACACAGCAGAGCCGTTACAGAGCAAATACCCTGACGGAGCAGAGGCAGTCCCCCACATCACCATGCCACCAGTCGGAACGTAGTTAGGCGCAGACGATACCCACCCACTACCGTCAGAAGTCAGGACATTGCCAGACGTACCAGATGACGATAGGCCCGTCCCGCCACCAGCGGCTAGTAGTTGGTTCGATGCCTGATTGCCAGCTTGGAAGTCTTTCAACTGCGACATCAACTCGCGGATGGCATTGTTGATGTTTGCCGGAGGACAGTTCTCAGCGATATTGATGTTGTCAATATCAGTGTTGTTGTCTGGATTGGTGTCGAACTCGCTGATTTTTACTTTTGCCATGATTATTCCAATACTTCTGAAACAGCAAACGAGCCGGTGCTTGCAAGCGTTTGCGCTAATCCAGACCAGAACTTAGGTTGTTGAGGACTAAGTTTGCGAAGCTCTCTTAGCCGATTGATTCCATCTGGGCTTGTAACGATTTCAGCCAGAACATCAGCATTCTTCATAAATGCCTGCCTTGCAAAGTAATTCTGCAAGTTTTTCACTGGAGTCATTCCCTGAACAACCAAGTTAGGAACCGTCTCTTTCATGTCCTGCAACACTAGAGCGTTAAATGCAGTGTCTGATCCTAGTTTCTTCACACGTCCTGCCGCTTCCAATACCTTAGTCAAATCACTCAGCGCAGTAAACTGTTGAGGAGTCATTGCCGCTTGCAATGCTTTGATCCGTTTATCGTCACCCATCAGCATATTACGGAACGACAAACCAGCATCAACCTTTTCCTCGGTTGCCGTTGCAGTCGGTTTCATTGCCTTCTGCCACACACTTTCCAAATAGGATCTGGTTACTTCATTCCAGATAATCGGTCCATTCGGCCCTGACTGCTCAATCTGCTGTCGTGTATATCGAATTGATTGTGGAGACGCAGGTTCTGTCACCCCAAACACCTTGCCAGCAAACTGGTCTAGGTTGTCTTGACTCATGTTGATGAGAGACAACCCTGGCCTACGTTCCATGAAACGGTTGATAGGCTCCGACAATCTTTCAAATTCACGGTTTGCCAAACCATATTCTGGAATTGCGTTTTCCATCGTCCGAACCAACTGGTCTTGAATGCCAGTTATTTCCCGCCTGATAGTTGCGTCCATTGAGGAGATGGCATCGCCTTGCAACATATTGTCAATAGCAAACTTGACGCGCTGCAAAGCTGGCGCACGATTCTCTAACACCGTCTCAGTAACCTCGTCCCCTTGTGCGTTGAGTCGTGTTACGTCTCGATTTAGCATTGAGCGGATGCGTCGCAACTCTGAGAGTTCCTCACCTTTTGCAATTGCCATCCGTTGATCTAGCGTTGCTGCAATCGGCCCAACATCGATAGGAGGAGAATTCTCAAATGCTTGTCTATAAATTGGCTCTGCGGCTTGCCGTCTTTGTGTTTGCAAATCCTCAAGCCTTGTACGCAATGCCTGTTGCCCACGGAATCCCGCGGTCATCGGGTCATCAACTGAACTGATGCTAGACAAGAACCGATCAACAGCAGGTTGAATCTGCTCTGTGTACCGCTTTCCGTAAAAATTACCAAGAACATCCTGTGCGCCAGGAATGTTGCCTAGAACTTTCTGCTGGGCCTTTAGGCTTGGAAGGTTTGTAACTTCGCCTGGGGTCAACTGGATGCCTTGCTGTTGAGCAAGCCTCTGCAACTCAGCAACTTGTTGCGGATCTAGCCTCGAAATATCTCGCGCAAGGCTTCGTTGAGCAACCTTCCCCATGCCATAAGGGATAAGCTGCGTCCCGGCTTCCATTAAGCCAGCAGCCGCCACCTGCCCAGGGCTAAACTCCTGCCCACCCAACAGCCCAGCGAGAGCCTGCCTTCCTGCACTTGAGGCAGCGCCAGCAGCCCCGGTAAGCCCGATTGATGCCGCCGCACCTCCTGGTCCACCCAGCAGCATTGGAGCGGTTGCAATACCTGTTGCAATGCTTGGAATGGCTTCTGCAATGTCAGGAGCAATAAACGCAGCAGATGTCGCTGGTGCTTTTAACATCCCAGGGACTTCTGCATAAAACTTGCCATCATCCCCTTGATAGAAAATGTCACCACGATAGATGCGATAACGCTCCTCCGGAATCCCCCTGGCTTTAGCAAACACTCTGATAGCTGACTTAATGTCCGTTGGCACACCCGCCGCTAACGCTGTTGCTGGCCTTGCTGCCGCTTCAGGAGTGCGGACGATCTCTGGAGGCTCTTGATAGAAGAACCGTCCACGCTGCGGAGTCAAAAGATCATCAATAACGTCCGGCCCTTTGCGAGGTGCAGACGTTTTGCCAGACAAAAGCTCATCAATTACGTCAGCCATGATTACCTCAGAGCAAACCAAACTCAGCCGCAAGACGATTTCTTAACACTTCTCTATCTGTCGCATTCGCCTCGTCAAGCCCGAAATCTTTAACAATCTGTTCTTTGCGTTTCCGCATGATTGTTGGCATTTGGTCAAGCGTTACGTCTTGAAGGTTAAACCCTTTGGTCTTGATGTACTGCAAACGCGCTTCAGCAAGACGCAAGTCACGAACGGTATTGTTGAGTTTTGACAAGAACACCGTCGGGCTATCACCACCAAACAAACCAGTCCCAGGATTAGGAACGCCAGATTTAAGACGTTCCGCTTCCTCGCCTTGACCAATTGCAGCGCCAGTGATCTCGTTGATGTACTGGTTCAACTGACGCACAGCATCTTGCTTGAACCGGGAGTATTGCTCAAGGTTTTGACGTTCCTCTGGGTTAGGCTCTCGACCAAGTTTCTCGCCCAACTCCACCAAACCTTGCGCGACCTTAAACCTAGTTTGCAGAAACTCTGGACGATAGCCTTCAGAAATCCGGTTCAACACCTGCAAACGTGATCCAGAACTCAACAAGGCCTTATCAATTTCAGACTGTGCTCCTGCGCCTGGAGCAACCGCACCAGGAGGATAGACAAATGTGCTAGTTGTTCCGGCTCCTGCTTTACGAATGTTTTCTTGATACTGTTCAAACGATATTGTTGGTTGGCCTTCTCTGGTTCGCTGCGCCATTGCATATTCATAGTCGCCACGAAGTGATGAAGGCTTCGCAGCAGCCTCTGCCATCCTCCCAAGACTTTCCACTGCTCGCCCAATCTGCGCCTCATCCAAAGCACCAGACTTAAACGAACGCGAATATTGCGCCGCAATCGCTTGCAGATTTGGATTGTCACTCGCCATGAATGGAGCGAATGGATCTACGCCAGCCTCCATCCCCGCAATAAGACCACCTTTCCTCAACTCTGGAACTACTTTCGCAATGTTGCCAAGAGCAGCCAGCGGATCTCCAGATGCCATCGCAAGCATGGACAATTTTTGCGGATCAATTGAGATACGTGGTTGAGCAGTCGGAATCGGGCCTTCTTCGCCAGCCACCGCACCACGCTCGACAGTCTGCTGAAACACTTGCGGGAACAATCTCCGCACTGTTTCTTGCTGCTGGAGTTGTCGCTGTTGTTCTGCCAGCTTCTGTGCGATCTGTGCTTCTTGCAGCCGCTGAGCATAGACGTTCTGCGCCATCTGCTGGCCAGTCGCCAACCCCTGCGCGATACCAGCACCGAGACTCGGCCTAGTGGCAGACGGGGCTGCGGCTTGCAACAACCCCATGCCGATACCAAGCAAACCCTGTCGCTGGGCTTGCTGCTGAAGCAGATTGGCCTGCTCCTGCCCTAACAAACCAGGGAAGTAGGACGGTGCTTGCGGGAACAACTGAGCGAGAATTTCATCCATGTCACAACAGCGAAAGTCGCCGCCTCTCAGTAAGTTTAGGTTCCAACAAACTAGCAAGACCACCGTAGTTGACTGCCTGGGGCTGTCCTCTGCGGATTCCTGGTGCTTGCATCCCGGCTCGAGGTTGAGCCTGACTCAGCATATTCATTGCACCGCCGAGTGATGGCATACCACCACGCATCATGATGTCCTTTGCTTGCGCCTTTGCAAGTTCTTTCCCTGCTGCTTCCTCGTATCCAATCATGCCACCGAATGGACTGTACATAGACGAGCCAGATGCCCCAGAGCCAATGCCAGTGTAGTCACCTCCCATCGAGGCTCGTGCGATTGCCTCATTGTTAAACACTGGGATTGTTTCCGCTGCTGGATAAGCGTTCACGGGAAACACATCAACCGGCATTAACCCGGACGGACCCATTGGCTGATTTGCAAGAAACGCTGGGATAGCGTCGGAAGCCATTGCTCCTTCAGCAGCGCCCATAGCACCTGCCTCTGCCGCCCCCGCCGCACCCACTCCACCCAACAGGGCACCGGCACCGCCGCCTAGCGCAGCGCCCATCATGGCACCCTTCATCGGGTCATCCCTGTTGAGCGCAGCACCAGCGACTGCACCCATTATGATCGGTTCCATTCCACTCATGCTCGGCTCCCAAATCCACCCAACAGACCGCCAGCAGCAGCACCAGCGCCACCGTATCCCTGCGGGGCACCGAGAGCGTAGCCAGCAGCAGCACCGCCCAAAGCGCCTAGCAAGGGATTACCGATTACAGGCTGAGTCGCTACCATCCCTGACGGGGCGCCATACACAGACCCGAGGAAGCTCTGCAAGGCTTGATAGGGTGCCAGTTGCCCGTAATTAAATCGAGCAATGTCTGCTGCCATCTGCCGCTGTTGATAGTCCTCCGACATCGCCCCGACGTTGGCAAGCCGCTGAATGTCGCCGTATTGAGTCTCAGCCATCGCAGGCGCACGAGTGGCTGCGGCTTCTTGCAAACCTCGCTCACGAGCGTAGTTTTCGTAAGCCAGTTTCCCGGCAATATCCGACAGACCCGTCGCAAGCGCACCCTCTGCTCGACCCTCTAACTGACCCATCGCACCTGACCCGTATCGGCCAGCAGACGATGCAGCAGACCTAGCGCGGTTGATGGCATCCATGTACGTCTGTTCAAGCGGTCGTGCAGCGGCTTGGAAGGCTCCTTGGAAGAACGGACTACCACCGAGGTACTGACCCCCTACCGTTGCCTGTTGCTGGCCTAGCGCGGCTTGTGTGAGCGGAGAACCCATCCTTGCACGCTCGGCTGCGGCTTGCATGGCTTCCGTAGTATAAGCACTCGGCCCGACGTAGGTCTGACCGGGGTAATACTGCGGCTGTTGACCTTGATACAGCCGTTGAGCCTCGCTCAAACCGTATTGCACAAAAGGCTGAAGGGTCGGATCAAGCTCCGTCCGACTGACTGTTTGACCACCACCACCTGCCATGTCACACCTCTGCTATCCACTTTCGCGGACGAAATCCGTACTTTTTAGCCACCCGCTGCCAGCCAGGACGATTAGAGTCAAACGATATTTTACGCGCTCCACCCTGTCTGGCAATCGCAAATAATTCAGCCATCCCGTCATCCATCATCCACGCACCCCAACCGCACCAAACATGAAGCGTATCGCCCTGCGGTTGAACTACTCCGAACCCATCACCCAGCAGAAACAACATCGACCTTCCAGCGAAGCAGTCAGCGTAAACATCCTCTGGAATCCAAGGCTCGTTACTTGCCTCTTTGACCTCCAACAACCCAGGTCTAACTTGATCCCAGACTGACCGTAACTCCTCCGGTTTTACGTACCTAGCCAAGTACGACATAACGATAAGTTTTGTCCGCTGTTGCGTTTGCAAAGTGGTTGACTGTGCATTCTCCCTGAAGTTGATTGGATGCGTAAATGTCCGACGAGGATGACTCGTCCACCTTGTTGATCGTGACAATCGCGCTCGGCGTAGTCGGTCGCGTCGGACTCGTCTGCGCTGGCAACTGCTCAAGCGTCACGTCTGTAGAAGTTGTCGCCCACATGATCTGGACGTAATCGCCTGCTGCCAGTTGGATGTAAAAGTTCAGCGCAGCAATCAGGTGACCGTCCGTCCCGCCATGACGGTTAGGGACTGAAAACTTACTGTTCGACCCAGCAACATCAGTACCGTTCGTGCGGAACCAAACGTCAACATCTTGGATTGAAGAATTGGTGTTGGCGAACTGGAACGAAAACTGAATGTTGTAGACGCCAGCAGACCTAACAGTAATCTGCGAGTTGCTGACAACCGCAACACCAACGGCATAATCCGTCGTGTTCAACGTAACAGCATAGGCTGCGGTAGTGCTTGCCGCTGTTTGGTCTGTAGTGTCTTGAAACGCCCCGTAAGGCACTGCGTCTGCTATGGCAGCAGCAGAGTAGGGGACGAACAGAATAATGCTGTCAGGGCTGATCCTGGCGTCGTATAGGGTGGTTGTAGTGGCGTTGCCGGTCGCAATAGTAAGTAGACCGACAGAGTTGACCTTACCGTCGAGAATCCGGTTGACGATTTCGGCAGTCTCTCGCGGATTGCCACCCTGTTGAGGTAGCCGACGAAACATCATCGACCCCCACAGGGAACGAGATCGAGATCAGTACCGACTAGGCTTGACCAGTTGCCAGTTGGTACAACAGAAAGACGATGATACTTCCCGCGACTGCGTAGAGACACGCGATTGTCAGAATCAGCAGCAACAGGACTCGCATAGCTGATGTTCCCGTCCAGCCGTTTTCTTGACGCTATCGCAATGGTCGCTGATCCACCGTCAATGATCGGCCTTGCAAGCGTTGCGAGAGTCTCAAGACCCTGCGCCTCAATATCGCCAGTCTGCAACTCAGCAGTAAGTGCCGAGCCACCAAACGAAATGAGTTTAGCACCGCTCACCCCTCCGGCTAACAGCTTCCCACCCACCCAAATGCGAGAGTCTAGGCTTGCAGGAACAGTGTCCAGCGTCGGATACAAAGCACTCAAGGCTTCTAAGTCCGTCCCGCTGGTGGCAATCGTCGAGATGAAGTTTGCAGTCGTGTCTCCGTGGCTCCACTTGTCCGTAGACCAGTTATAAACCAGCAACTGCTTGTTGGCGAAGATGTCTGTAAAGCACCAGCTTACCGTCTTGTTGATCGGGTCTACCGCTGCCGACATCTGGTCAAATTTACCGGGATCGCAGATGTCGAAGAACCACCGATCTATCCGCTCGCTCCCGATAGGCTTCACCTGCTGACCGTCAGTCATGTAAAAACCATCGTCAGACAGGAAATACGTCAGCGCACCGTACCGCACGACAGAACGGGATTCATAACACCCAAGAGCAGAGGTGACGTTATCAAACTGGAAGAACAGCGGAGCGCCAACATACGTCATCCGTACAACGGAGCGTTCCAGCAACACGATGCCAAACTCCCCACCAGTGATGCCGCGGATCTCGCCACCGTCTGGAATGTCTTGTGTGTCGGATTGGCTTGCAGCGCCTGGAGTCCAATCGGTCTCGTCGTTGATGTCCGACCAGAACACGCGATTAGGATAGCTCGACGTTTTCCCTGACACTACAAAGTCTCGGATCGTCGTCACAAACTGTGCGGTAGGAGCAGCAGCAGCAAGATCGGCAAAGTTGGAGGATGACCCGACCGTCCACGCTTGCAGCTTGTCTACACCGTTGGCACCGATCACCTTCTGACCGAACTGCGTGAACGTCCAGAGAGTCGTTGCCGTGTACGCTGATGCAGTACGCGATACGTCCATCAGATACTTGTACGTTACCGCTGTACCACCAGACGAGTACGCTGTGAACCCTGTTGAGTTCACCCCGTTTAGACTGAAAGTATTCGCATCGATCCTGGTGATCGTATAGGTGTTGCCGTTCAACTGAGTCATGCCTACAACACCGGAAATCGTCACCTGTACACCAGTGCGGAACCCGTGACCGGCAGATGTAATCACGCAAGGGTTAGCCTGCGTTGCTCCGGTAATCGTGACGCTTTTCGTCGGGAAGTAACGCCAGAGATAGTTAGCACTCGCACCGAACAGAACGGTGTCAGCCACCCAGCGACCAACGAAACAAGTCAGAAGATTTTCGGTTGCAGCGTTGGAGAAATCGGCAGCAGCAGGCATCGGCCCGTAACCTACGAGCGTAGGCAGGACATTCTTTGCCTCAACCAGACTGTCGGCAATACCCGGGCGGTCTGGTGTCCACTGACCGAAATTTATTCTCATGCCCAGGGTAGCGCCGGAGCCACAATCGGAGGGTTCTTCTGGTTCTCAATCTGCTGTGCCACCGCAGCTTCAGTGGCGTCCTTGTCAACCCCATTCGCCCAGATCCAGCCAAGAACCTGCTCTTGGGTCAGGCTGGCGTAGGGGGTAAAGGACTCAGGATCAGGAGAAGGCAGCGAGCAGGTCGCATAGACGGATGCTGAGTAGCCATCCACGGTGTCCGAGCACTGCCAGTGGGCGACGATGCAAACGTCAGACAGATCGCCTTCTGATACTTTGCAATCAAGCTGGGAGATGTTCCAGTTCATTATTTGGCCTCCAGAGCGGCGATCTTGGCTTCAAGCGTTTCAATACGGGCCATTGCTTCTTGCAGGGCTTTGATGGCAAGCCAGTACATCGGCTGCTCGCGGATTCCGTAATACTCAGGCGTCGCTTCTTTCGCCGCAACAGCAGGCTCAACAACATTTCCGTCTGCATCAAGAACCGCATCCTTGGCTTCTACCGCATCCTTGGCTTGTTGAGTAACTACGACCAACTCAGGAACGATTGGCTGCACCTGTTGTGCAATCACGCCAAACAGAGCGGGGTCGCCTTCGTTGCAGTCTTTGTATCGGAAGTTGACAACTTCTACAGCTTTTAGTCGGCTCCAAGTGCTTGCCAGAGGGGAAATATCTTTCTTTAGTCGCTCGTCAGAAGCAAGGTTTACATCGTTGGCAGAATAGTTGGCAATACCACCGTTTGATCGGACCGTCATTCTTGTTGCGGTTGAATCATCGCAAACCAAAAATTCATTGCCTGTGCCATTTGGCGTCGCAGCAGAATATTGAACGCGAATTCCAAATGGACCAGAGGCTACTGAGTTTTTCGCCCAAACTATGTAATCACTAAAGTTGTTATTGAACTCATGATACGCGCCTGTAGCCCCAGTATAAGTCCCCGTATTACTCGCTTTAAAGTACCCACCGCTGGTGATACGGGCGCGTTCGGTGGCTGATGACCCGGAAAGAAATTTAATATTTGACCCAGTTACTGCCAAGTCAATAAATGCAGATGTGCCTCTGTTGTAACCTTGTATAAAGGCTTGCGAACCCCCGGCAGAATATCCAGCTTCAAAGCCTTGGTTGGCATCATCACCAACTCTAAAATCGCCACCCTGAACATCAAGGCGCATTCCGCTAGTGACGCTGGTGTTACCGAGCACCAAATTCCCACTAGCATCCAGCGTCATTGCTGTGGTGAAGGAGATGATCTGCGTTACAGTTGCGCCGCCAGCAAGGGTTCCTGTTGCGGTTGCGGTGACGGTCTGACCAATAGAAGGAATACCTGTCAACGCGCTAAAAAAGGCTTGCCACTGTCCTAGCGTTGTGCTGCCAAGCGTAGTTACTGAATAAGCCAGCCCACTCGTAATAGATGTAGTTGCGCCTGCGGTGCCGGAGGGGGCGTTATTAAATCCAAATGATCCGTTGACCATTTGAAGCATTCCAACAGGTTGCCCACTTTGTGCGTATTTCCAACTAGATGCGCCGTCTTGGAACGCACCGCTTAAAATGCGAAAGTCAACGGCTCCGCGAGATGTAATGCAGTTACCTGCGTTGCCTACTTCAATCGTTGGCGCAGCAGACGCACTAGGCGTCACCCCCAGACCGAGGTTGCCGGAGGAGTCGAGACGGGCGCGTTCGGAGCCGTTTGTAGCAATCGCCACAAAGTCGGTGGCTTCATTCCCATAGATAAAGTTATTTCCGCCTCCCCACTCCACACCTTGGTTGTTATCAAGACGAATGTTTCCGCCGGAAACATGAAGTTTTGCCCCAGGCGCATTCGTCCCAATCCCAACATCCCCCGCAGCACTCACCACAAACGGCGTCGCATCCGGGTTGGCGCTATCCTCCACCTCTAGCGCATTGCCAGTACCCGTCTGCGTGATCCTGAGTGCTGGAGTGGTGGCGTTCACCACCATGACATAGCTGTCGCCCGTTTGTGCGGCTTGGATCTGCGGGACTGCTGTATTGAGAAGAAGTGATTCGTAGACAGCCATGATTTACCTCAAATTGGGTAGTATTCTGTTCCGTCACTCGTCTTGACGGATGATGCAACCGTGTAGTCAACCCCTGACCCATCCCTAACAGGCAGGCCAATCGTGTAATCCGTCCCTGCACTATCTTTCACAATGAACGGAGCGCCAGGAACAGGGACATAACCCCCGAGTGATCGGAGGTTAGGCAGCTTCAGGTTAAGACCGAGCAACATTACAGCAGTCCAACAATGTTGCTGGCAGTCGTGTTGGTTGACCAGACCCGTCGAGCCATCACCGGCAGGATGACGCCAGCAGGGACGTTGTAGAAGATCACGCTTCCACCGCCGGTATCGTTGATCCGCACGTTACCCGACCCGCCGATATAGAGCGCACGAACGGGCGCAACCAGATCAGAGTCGGCAGGAGTGATAGCAATGCAGTTGACTGCACAACTATCGGGTGTCGTTGAGAATGGTGCAGCCATGTTAGACCTCTACCCACGAACTGGATGATGTTGAAGAATCTTGCCACAAGTTAGTGACCGGAACAAACGTCGTACCGCTACTGTCTTTGACTTCTCGCGGCACAACAAACTGAACAGCAGAACTCGATAAAACAATCAGCGAAGCCTGATACTGCACACCGTTACTATCCCTGACCAGAAAACTCGATTCTGTCGGGTCAATACGAGTCCAAACATTACTGTCGCCTCGTACCTCTTGCCATATCCCACCGCTCGTCGGCAGCGAACTAAACGGTACTTCAGAGAATGACGCAATCCCGAACATCAGAAGCCTACTTCAGTGGTTTCCAGCTTGCACACCCACCTAATAGTAGTCGAAGCCTGACCCGTTACCGTTACAGCAAGACCACCATTCGTAGTATCGGCAGCAAGCGATACCGCCCAGGTAGACGCACCAGCATCCCCATACGGACTGCTCACCGTTGAGCCTGTCAGTGTCGTAGCCGCAGCATTTGCACCACGCTTGATCTGCCCATCAAATGTCCAGGATTTCGTATCGCCGCCTGCCGTAACATTGGCAATCACAGTACCTTTGAAATAAATTGCACTGTTGTTCTGCAAGATCAACTGATTAGTCGCATCAGCAGCACTTGTATTACTACGCAACTTTGTCGCAGTGGCATTCGTCGTCTGCACTCCGAGCACAAGATAAGCGGCTTGCTGCACCCCTGCTTTTGATTCAATCGGGGTGTTGCTAGCAGGAGTGACTAGATAGCCAATGATCCCTCGAGTAGTGCCGTAAACACCACCGACCACAGCAGACACATTCCCTGACGCTACGTTGTCTGAGCCACCAGCAACAAAAGAGTAATCCCCAGACGCAGTATTTGCCCCACCGCTGGCAACATAAGCGATGCCACCGCTTGCGATATTGTTTAACCCTGATCCAACACCAGACCATAGCCCAGAAGCGGTATTACTGATCCCGCCGCCAACGGACGAATACCCACCAGACGCAGTGTTTGATTCGCCACCAGCAACAACGGCAGCACTTGCAGATGCTGTATTCGTCAGCCCTCCACCGACAAATGAATAGGCAGATGAAGCGACATTTTGCTGACCGCCATCGATAGCACTACCGGCGCCGGACGCAGCGTTGAGATAGCCACCAGCAACCGCAGAATAAGCTGCACTTGCGGTGTTTTGCCGACCACCACCTGCCGATGAGTACCCACCAGACGCTGCGTTTTCCCGGCCTCCGGCAACAGTTGCATACTCGGTCGATGCAGTATTAAATCTGCCGCCAGCGATTGTCGTATGCGTTGCACTCGCAGTGTTGTCAGCGCCACCGGCTACTGTCGAATAAAAACTGCTTGCAATATTCCCGCCGCCGCCACCAACTGTCGCGCCAATTTGTGTCGCTTGGCACTGACTCCCACCAGCAACTGTGCTGTTTGTCCCAGACGAAATATTTGCGTATCCACCACCGATTACAGCAAGCGATCCACTTGCCACCTGTGTAGCACCAGTGCGAATGGTCTGCCAGTCAACGGCATACGTTCCGCGTTTATTTCCACCAGTCGCCGTTCCATCGGGAATCTGCGAGAGTTTTGCTCCTGTCCCTTTCGGAATAAGTGCAATGTCGCCAGTTGCAGTCGTGACAGCAGCAGTAAGACTAGCGACGTTTACCGTGGCATTAGGCGAGGCGCTACTGATCGCACCCGTCACCGGCAGACTGTCAGTGCTTACTGACTTGTCAGCAGGGTAAGTACAGAACACATCCTTAACGCCAGACCCAAACCCTACAAGACTTCCGTTGTTGCTGCTTGCAAGAACGGTATCTCGGGTCAGCGACACAGCCCCGACCGTACCGATGCCAACTTCCCAATCAGTCGTGTCTTGGATGCAGTAATAGGTTGTGTTTCCAATCCCGATAGACGAGAAACCTTGATACCCCTGCACAGCACCCAGCAGGGTAATCGCTCCCGTTCCTTGGGTGGTCGTAGTCTCTTTGACGCGATCTTTTAGTACGAGCGCCATTATCGACTCACTCGCATCGTCAACGGTGATGCACTGAACTCAGCATCGTCGTCAGACTTCGTTAGACTGTTAATGCCACGCTGATACAACGTCGCCCAGGTCTGCAATCGAGCGTCGTTCATAAGATACGGCTCGGCCTCACCCAGAGATGCGTACAGCAGGCAGTCCATCGAGTTCGCTGTCCACACGTTCGTCGTCTGCGTGCTCGAGAGGAAGGGTGGCGAAGCGTAGTAAAGCATATACAGCGTATACGCAGTGTCAGGGTAGGGTGCGAACTTGAACTCGTCTGCCAGGATCGTGTAGCGAGTTGGCTTGCCAGAGTACGTAGACTGAGCGTTGCTCGTAAACAATGACGGAGTGAGGTAGATCACCGGCTGAAGCGGGTCTCCATCGATGTACAAGTCACGCATCTGAAGGAAGTCTGACGGTAGCTGCACCGTCGCATCACCGCTCGTGGTCAAGGTGGTGACGTTCTTCAGCATCTGACGGATGCGAAGCTCTCGACGTAAGCGAATCTCTGCCAGCCGAATGAAATCAGGGATCTGGCTACTTAGATCGCTTCTTGCGAGATAGTTTGCGATTGCGGTTTGCAGATCGCTGTAGGTCGTTAGGGCCATGCTTTACGTCGTCCCATCCGAATGTCTTGACTCCGATATGCCCGATGTGCATCGACAATTCGTGGTCTACCCAGACAGGAATGTCGTTTTCCATGCAGCGGACACAGAAAGTGACGTC